CAATTGATTCATATAATATGTCTAAATTGAAAGATAAATTAAATGAGGGTATTTCAGAAAGTAAAACTCAATCAATTCAACATTTTGTAGAATTTGCAACTAAAAGATTAAAATTAAAAGAAACTCCAAAAGTTGCTTTAATTGGTGGTAGAGAATTTGCAAATACAAAATCATCATTAGGTGGATATAATCCGGAATCAAAAGAAATATTTGTTTCAACCGAAGGTAGATTAACAGCAGATATCCTAAGAACTCTTGCACATGAAATGGTTCATAGAAAGCAAGATGAAATGGGATTAGTTAGAAATGTTGAATCAGATGGCAAAGATGGTTCTCCAATAGAAAATCAAGCTCATGCAGTTGCAGGAATCTTAATGAGAGAATATGGTAGAATTAATAAACAAATTTATAATGAAGATGTTAATGTAGATGTAGATAAAGGTGATGAAATTTTAACTGGTAAATTTAAAAATAAAAAAACTATTGTTAAAAATATTGGAACTGATGACCATGGAATGCCAACAATAAATGGTAGGCAAGCAACTACATTCAGAACAACCGATGAAGTTGGTTCAAATGATTGGCACTTTAAAGCAATTATGAAAATGTGGGATAACGCAGGTTCATTTGGTAAAAAGAAAATCGGAGTTGTAGTTTGTAATAATCCAAAGGCTAGTAGAGATGATGTAGCTAGAAAATTAAGAGGATATGGATATGGTGAAGTAACACATGTTACAGACAAATTGGGTTTAGATGAAAATAATTCATTAAATGATTTACAAAAGCAAAGAATGGTATTGTATACCAAAGCTTTCAAAATGATGCCAAATTCTCCTGCACAATTAAAAGTAAGAGCAGATATTGATAGATTAAGTAAAGAAATTGAAAGATTAGAAAAAAAAAATATTAATGAATCAACTCCATCAGAAATCATAAAAGATTTAGATAAAGTAAGAAACGATTTAATTAAAAAAGTAGATGTTCTAATTGCTAAAAAGAAAAAACTTTATTCTAATGTTGATATAGAATCCCCAATGAGTACGGATGAAAAAAAGTTAAATAAAGATATTGCAGAACTATTTTCACAAATACAACAATTAATTCTGCAGAAACGAAGTCTTAAAGAAGGATTACTAACTGAAGGTGGTGCATACGGTCATATGTCACATCCATTCGATGATATGAATTTAACTTTTGGTGATTTAAAAAACATTATCAAAGGAGCATTGACTGGTAATTTAGAATTAACAAGAGAAAAAACTGATGGGCAAGCTTTGGCAATTAGTTGGAAAAATGGAAGATTAATTGCAGCAAGAAATAAATCACATTTACAAAACGCCGGAGCAGGAGCAATGGGAATAGAAGATGTTGCATCGAAGTTTGGTGGCAGAGGTGGATTAACCGATGCTTACAATTTTGCTATGAAAGATTTATCTGCAGCAGTTCAATCACTTTCCGAAGCACAAAGAAAAAAGATATTCAACGAAGGAAAATGTTTTATGAATTTGGAAGTAATATGGCCAACTTCAGTAAATGTTATTCCATATGGCCAAGCTCTTTTAGTATTTCATAATACAACTTGTTATGATGAAAAAGGTTCTGCTATTGGTGCAAATCAGGGAGCAGCAACAATGCTAGCAGGGATGATTAAGCAAGTAAACGCTGATGTTCAATCAAAGTATACAATACAAGGCCCACCTGTAACAGAGCTACCTAAAAAAGAGGAGTTAAGTTCAAAACAAACAAAATACCTTACTCAATTACAAAAGATACAATTTCAGTTCCAATTATCTGATAAAGATGGTGTATCCGAATATCATCAAGCATGGTGGGAAGATTTTGTAAATAAATCAAAAGTTAAATTACAAAAATTAGAAAAAGAAGCATTAGTAAGAAGATGGGCATTTGGTGATAAATCATTCCGTTTAAATACTATTGCTGATAAAGATGCGCAAGGTTGGGCAATTGAAAATGATAAAGTAAATGTAACTAAACAACAAAAAGATAATGTTAGACAATTTGAAGAAATATTTTTGGGTGTTGGAGCAGATGTTCTTTCATTTATGGGTTCAGTATTAACTGTAAATCCAGATATGGCAATTCGTAATATGAAAGATAGATTAAAAGATACTGCAGCTAAGGTAAGAGGTAGTGGTGATATATCTAAAATTCAAAAGTTAAAATCAGAATTAGCTAGATTACAATCAATTGGAGGTAAGAATAAAATAGTACCAAATGAAGGGATTGTATTTGTTTATAAAGGGAGTACCTATAAACTAACCGGTACATTCGCACCATTAAATCAGATATTAGGTATATTTTACGAATAAAAATTTATATATATAGATATATAATAAGTTATAAACAAAAAATAATTATGGCAAAGAGAAAATCTTTTGATGAAAAAAACAAAAATATTCACAAATCACGTAAGTTAATTATTGATACGGTATTTGGGAGAGAAGATAATACTCAAAGAGTTTTTGGTTACGAAAAAGAAAATGAAACAAAAAAAGAAGTTGGAGAAAAGTGGGTAGATGCAGAAGGTAAAGAGTGGGAGCAAAAGCAAGGTTTTAAAATAAATTCTACACAAATGGATGATGTTAGAGCTTATTTACAAAAATTAAGTACATGCTCATCTGAAAAATGTGAAACAGTAAAATATAGTGGAGCTGATAAAAAAGTTATAAGAAAAACAGGTCTATGTGTTATTTGTTTAGCTAAATTTGAAACACAATTAAAATTAGATGGAACATATGCGTTTTATGAAGATTATAAAATAACAAAGAATCAATTAGCATATGTTAGAGATATGAAAGTTCAAATGGAAGAAGCTTTGACTGGAATAAGACAACAAATTGAAATGGTAAATGAGGATGGAAGTATTAGTAAGTGGGATTGGCAGGTAGATATTGAAGAAGTAAAAATAGATTTAAAAAAAGATATTGATGCAGCTTATGATGCAATCGAATCATTATTAGAACGTAAATTGGCATTGGAGAATAAGTTACGTGAATTAAATCACGCAGAATTAATAAAATAAAAATTATGAAAAAATTATTGAATTTAAAAAACATCGCAATTGCGGTATTAGTAGTAGTAATCTTATTAGAGTATTTTAATCCAGGCGGTGTAATGCCAGGAAGAACTGTAAGAATTGCTGGAAAATCATATGAAGTTATCAAACATGAAATTGATACTGTTGATATTGTAAAGACTAAAATAGTAACAAAAAAAGGTGAAGATATCTATCACGAAACAATCGTTGAAAAGGAAGTTAAAGTTCCAGTAAACGTAGATACTAATTTAATCTTAAAAGATTACTATACAAAGGTATTATATAAAGATGTATTGGTATTACCTGATTCATTGGGAACTGTGGCTGTAACCGATACTATCTCACAAAACAAAATATTAGGTAGAACTTTTAATGCAAATGTTAAGCAAAGAACTATAAAAGAAACTACAATCGTTAAAGAATTACCTAAAACAAAAATATTCTATGGTGTTGAAGGTGGGTTTAATAAAGCAGATGTAGTATCTCATATCGGAATGGGAATATTAGTTAATACTAAAAAAGATAAAGTTTATAATTTAGGTATTGGTGTTGCAAATAGAGTAGTAGATGGTACTAACGGAGGATTAACTCCATATATTAATGGTGGAGTATATTGGAAGATTCGTTTGAAGAAATAATAATATGATTCAACAGCAACCAAAGAAGAATCTAAAGGATATAATTGCTGAAGAATATCGAAAGTGTGCAGCTGACCCGATATACTTTATGAAAAAGTATTGTGTCATTCAGCATCCAACACGAGGTAAAATTCCATTTCATCTTTATCATTTTCAAGAAGATTGTTTAACTGATTTCAAAGAAAATCGTTTTAACATTATTCTAAAATCACGTCAATTAGGTTTGTCAACTCTTTCTGCAGGATTTATTCTTTGGAAAATGGTTTTTAACCAAGACTTCAATGCATTGGTTATTGCAACTAAAGTAACTGTTGCAAAAAACTTAGTAGAGAAAGTAAGAGTAATGCACGACTTACTTCCTATATGGTTAAGAGATGGTGGTAATAGTTCGGTAGAAGATAATAAACTTTCTCTTAAATTAAAAAATGGTTCTCAAGTAAAAGCAATCGCATCTTCACCTGATGCAGGACGTTCGGAAGCCCTATCACTTTTAGTAGTGGATGAGGCAGCATTCATTAGAGATATTGATGAAATTTGGTTATCAGCACAATCAACCCTATCAACGGGGGGTTCGGCAATCGTATTATCAACACCAAATGGTATTGGTAACTGGTTCCATAAAATGTGGGTAGATGGAGAAAGTGGTGCAAATGGTTTCAATTGTATTAACTTACATTGGACTGTACACCCTGAAAGAAACCAACAATGGAGAGATGAACAAACAAGAATTTTAGGAATTAAAGGAGCGGCACAGGAATGTGATTGTGACTTTGTTGGTTCAGGAGATACAGTAATAGACCCAGCTTTATTGACTTGGTACAAAGATACATATGTAATGGACCCGATTGAAAAGGGTGGATTTGATGGTAATCTTTGGAAATGGGAATATCCAAACTACAATAAACAATATATGGTTGTAGCTGACGTTGCCAGAGGAGATTCATCAGATTATTCTACTGCTCAAGTAATTGATATAGAAGATTCAACTCAAGTAGCTGAATATAGAGGTAGACTGGAAACAAAAGATTTTGGAAACTTTTTAGTAAGTTTAGCAACAGATTATAATAATGCATTATTGATAATAGAAAATGCAAACGTTGGATGGTCAACTATTCAGCAATGTATAGATAGAGGATATGGAAATCTATTTTATATGAGTAAAGATTTGCAATACATCGATACGGAAAGGCAAATGTCTAACAAATATTATAGAGATGAAAGACAGATGGTTGCAGGATTTTCTACAACATCTAAGACAAGACCTTTAATCATATCTACATTAGACACATATATGAGAGAAAAGGATATTTTAATTCGTTCTTCTCGTTTGATAGATGAATTGTTTACTTTTATTTGGAATAGTGGCAGAGCAGAAGCAATGAAAAGTTATAATGATGACCTTATTATGGCACTTGCAATTGGACTATGGGTTCGTAATACAGCACTACGTTTACGACAAGAAGGTATTGATTTAACAAAAACAATGTTAAACTCAACACAAATCAATCAACACACCGGTGGATTAATATCAACTGGCCATATGGCATCAAATCCGTATGAAATGGATTTAGGTAAAAAAGGGGTAGAAAACTTAACTTGGTTACTTCGTTAACTTTTATATATTTATAGATTGAAACTATTATAGATGAACGAAGATTTAGATAAGTGGTTTAAAGAAAAGTGGGTAAACATTGGCAAAAAAGTTGATGGTAAGCACCCACCATGTGGAACTTCGGGAGAAAAGAAAGGTTATGCAAAATGTGTTCCTGCTGCAAAAGCTGCCGGAATGAGTAAAAAAGAAAAAGAAAGTGCAACTCGTAGAAAAAGAGATGCACAAAACGATGCAGGGAGAGGTGGTAAAGATAGTGCGGGGCAAGGTAAGAAACCAATAAATGTTTCTACTAAACCAAAAAACGAAGAGTGGAGTGACAAATATAAAAGTAGTATAGATTGTAATAATCCAAAAGGTTTCAGCCAAAAAGCACATTGTCAAGGAAAGAAAAAAAATGAAACTATGAATATAGAAGAAAGACTAAATTTATTTTTAGAAAAGAATTGCCCAACAGACCCTGGTAAATGGTCTGCATCTAAAGCAGCTGCAAAATCTAAATTTGATGTATATCCATCGGCTTATGCAAATGGATGGGCTGCAAAAAACTACAAATCAAAAGGTGGTGGTTGGAGAAAATGCAATGAGGGTGAAGATAATGCATTATGTGAAGCTTGTTGGGATGGATATAAGCAAGTTGGTGGTAAAATGAAAAATGGTAAGATGGTGCCAAATTGTGTTCCTGTAAGTGAAGATATCAATAATGATGATGATATAAATTACGGATATGTTGAACCAGAAGAATATGATGTAGAAAATGAAGAAGATGTAAAAAGTTTTGTCATTTTTATGAGAGAATATAATAAACAATTAGCAGAAGCAAATTGTAATTGTGTGTATGAAGCTGAATATAGAGGAAGAAAAGTTCAATTGGGTAAACCAATGCAGGGTGATATAAAGAAATTTAAAGTTTATGTAAAAAATGATAAAGGAAATGTTGTCAAAGTAAATTTCGGATTCGGAGGTTCTTCTGCTAATGGAAAAATTATGAAAATTAAAAAAGATAATCCTGAAAGAAGAGCATCGTTCAGAGCAAGACACAATTGCGCTTCGCCTGGCCCAAGATGGAAAGCACGATATTGGTCTTGTAGAAAATGGTAAATTTGGAAATATAAAAAAATTTACTTATCTTTAGAACAAACTATATAAAACAAAATGGCAGAAAAATCAATATTTAGTAGGTTACAGAAACTATTCTCAACAAACACTATAGTCCGCAAAACAACGGATGGTGTTAAAGTCATTGATACGGACGAGTATCAAAATATGACTACAAACCTTGTTGATAGGTTTATGAAGTTAAAAGTAACAAATTATGGATCGGGACATCTTGATTCATCGATGGCATATCAACAAGTTAGAATAGATTTATTCAGAGATTACGATTCAATGGACCAAGATCCGATTTTGGCATCTGCATTGGATATATACGCTGATGAATGTACTGCAAAAAATGAATCAGGAAATATATTAAAAATACATCATGCAGATGATAATATTAAACAAATATTAGAAAATCTTTTTTATGATATTCTTAATGTTGAATTTAATTTATGGCCTTGGACAAGAAATTTAGTTAAATACGGAGATTTCTTTTTACAATTGGAAATAGCAGAACAAGAAGGTATTGGTATTGTAAATGCAATGCCGTTATCTTCATATGAAGTTAGTAGAGTGGAAGGATTTGATGCAATAAATCCACAAAGAGTTAAATTTGTTTACGCTCC